TAGCAAAGAGATTTCGTCGATTGCATAAGCGATATTTCCTTCATGAACAAAGACCACTGCTGACATCTGCCCTACGTTAAAGTCAAGTCCAATGTGTAAGACTTGCGGAACTTCTCTTGTGAACTGCCTTACGTTCTGTTTTCTATCAAATGCGTAATAGATCAGGTTGCTTGCTGTAGTGAAGTCAGCCAAGTACTCTTGTCTAAATGTTCTCTCATCTAAATCTTGTTTGGCTTGTTCTATTTCCTCAGCAGTTACATATCCGCCATCTAATGTAGTAAAAGAGAACGATTCCCATTGATCATTAGTTACATCTTTACCTTTATTAAACAGATCATAAGCCCAGTTGCTTACTCCGCACGGTGTAGTAATGAACATTGCAGACCCTTGATTAGTAGATAACGTAGGGCGTATTACCTCAGTCCATGCTTTCTCGTCGATGAATGCAAATTCATCGAATACAACAAAGTCTAATGACACACCCCGTAATGAATCAGGATTGTCTGCGCCGCGCAAAGATATCTTGCTTCCGTTAACCAATGTAAGAGTCAGATCAGTTTCGTTAGACTTCTTAAGCCAATTGAGTCTAGTTAGTTCGTCCTTTAACGGTTCCCAGATGATTTGTTTACACATCCTATACGTTGGACTGATGTACCAGACTTGCTTATTTGGATAACGTGCAATCTTGGCCATCTCGTTCATAGCCAAATAAGACTTGCCGAAATCGCCTTCCGGCCACAACGACACGGAACCTCCTTTCAGAACGAGAAATAACTTTTTGTGGAGTTGAGAGTTTCATATAAATACTTTGTGGAGTTGATTAGGAGAATATAAATGATTGAACAAAAATCCATTATTAGATTTTGGAACAAGGTTGTTAAAAAAGAGGGATGTTGGGAATTTAAAAGTTGTAAGGACCGAGATGGATATCAGAGATTTGCTTACAAAACAGTTGATTCCAACAAATTTAAACATAGTAGTGCACATCGATTTATGATGCTGGTTCAAGGCCATACTATTCCTCCAGGACACGTTATAATGCACGAATGCGATAATCCTTCTTGCGTTAATCCTGCACATTTAAGAATCGGAACTGTACAAGACAACAATTTAGACAAACTCTTAAAAGGACGAGCAGTTGCCCCTAAAGGCGAAAGACAAGCACACGCATCTTTAACAGACGAGCAAGCACGACAAATTAAATCTCGTGCTGTTGTCGGCACTCGCGTAGGCAAGAATAACGGTTCTAACTTAAAAGAACTCGCAAAAGAATTTAACTGCAAGACAGAATTAGTTAGACGCATTGCTCGTGGCGAACTCTACAAACATGTTTAATCTTCATCATTCCATGGTAATGCTTTGTTCTCATCGTTAGAAGCACCATTCTCTGTTTGTGAAAGGTATTGCTTACCCAACCAAATTAATAACGTTGCGTTACCACTGAGAGCCGTTTGTATCTGCGCTTGTCTTAGTGACTGCTTTAATGCTTCGCGACCTGTTTTGAGTTCTGCGCTAAAGTTGTACCGTAAGGAATTGTCATCTACCCCAAACCAATTCGATATCTCGGTGTCTTTACAACCCATTGCAGCAAGACGAAAGACTTCTTCTTTTCGAATCGCTTTCTTGTCTCGACCAACAAGAATAACATCCATTTCAACTTTTACTTCTCTATCTCCCTTTTTGGGACCAGGTTTCTTTTTGCCACCTGTTGGCATCGCCTCATCAGACATTGTATCTCCTTTATGAGTCAGATATTTATGTCAAAATGGTTACCTAAATCGATCCTCTGGGTCAGTGTATGACGCTTCATCGGGTTCTGTGGATTCAGGAGGATCGCTAAGTTTATGCCATTTGTCATCCATAGTAGAGAATCCAATGTACGCACCAACGACTGCTGATACAAACAAATAGAATGCTCCAGCAATAGCACCCAACTGATCTGACTCAGAGAACAATACAAGTCCAGGGAATAATAGTCCGCCAAAGAGAGACAGCCAGGCCATTCGCCTGCGGATTACCCATCTGCTGTTGTTACTTTGTTTTCTCACTGTTCTCAAGTAATTTAAGTAAAGTATCGCTTAACTCAACATAACGAGAGTGAATGTCATGCGCTACTTCAAATGCCTTAGCGATTAGTTCTTCTTGTTGTACTTCTTTAATTCTTAACATAAGAATAGTTTTTCTTAACTCTTCGATGTCTGGCTTGTTTGTATTCATACAGTTCCTTGGTTAAGTCTTCTACGTATTCGGACATGTCCTCGAGAGACTCTGCTAATGATGTGATTAACTCGTACATAGACATAATCTGATCATGCTGTACTGCGACTTCTAATTGCGTTGTTCTAAGTTCGACTTGCAATTCGGAAGACATTGGGTCGTAGTTGATTTCCATACAGTTCCCTTTCGTGTAGACATCGAACACATTTAAGTCCAATGTTGAGTTGATAGCATCTCGGGCATTTCCAAATCACACACATAAAGTACTTATTGAAAGTTAGTCAAAAAAAGAGCCCTGGTTAGAGGGCTCTTTTCTCACACATGAAGTAACTGCACTGCTTTGATTAGGATACTGCCTGACATAATTGCCTAGCAGTAAAGTATTTATTGGTCTACGGAGTACTCAGAAAAAACCCTACCGTTTTACGGGTAGGGTAAGGTAATACATTAGGAAATTAACGATATGAAGTCGTCTGAGTATTTATTTCGTTAGTCCTTCCCAGGTTCTAAATTTGTTGTACTCGTGCATTGCATCTGGTGTTATTCGTAAGAATTGCCTTAAGTGCATGAGTTCATTGATGTCATTAACTAACGTGTCAAGTCTTTCGTTTGCAATCTTAACTTGGACAACTGGGTGTCTGATTTGAAACACGTCGTTGACTTCAGTTAAGTCACGCAAGAGAGGAGACAAAGAATCCAAAATATGAGTCTCAAGCATTTCCTCTTTTGTTTGCGTTAGTGTGCATCTGTATCTTTTGATGAACGCTTGCATCATGTCGTCTTCATGTTCTGTCATTTCCAAAACTTCCATAAAGGGTGTTTCTTGTTTGTCAGTGAAGTCCTCTGTCTGAAGAAGTAACCTTCTTTTCCACAGAGTAACTCATCACTTCGCATCATTGAAGCAAAGAGGACTTGTGTTGTTCCAGTGACTTTCGACTCTCCGTTTTGTGGAGCAGAGCAGAAGTTACTCTCTCTGAAGTAATCGCAGTCTCTGCAATACAGCACGTTATTCCTCGAGACTGAAGAGTGATTTCTGGAATGTAACTGACGTCGGTGGCTGTTCTTCATCGGCATAGAAACTCGCAATCATATCAAAGAATAACTCTACTGCGTCAAGTTGGGGTGCACTTAAGTTCTTGTTGGGATGCTGAATCTTCGCAGAACAGATCCCGCCTAACATTGATGCGTATGAGTTTGGTCCATTCTTTCCTTTTGGGAAAACACCAAGACGGCGTTTGAACCATTCGCGTTGGAATTCTGGTTCGTATGTTGATTGTTCGGACATGTCAGCCAAAAGCCTGTACAACCAATTGTAGATATAGACCGTATCGTCGGTGTCCATATCGAAGTACTGAGTATTTGCTGATGTGTGTTTTGGGAAGACCTTAATGGTCCTAGTCTTAATTGCTTTCATTTTGAACTCCTTTCTTCTTTGCTGTGGGTTTCACAGTCTGGAGTTCTTTGAGTAACTCAATGATTTGCTTGAGTTCTTGTTTGATGGTCGCGATGTCTTCGCGAAGTAATGCTACGGCTAGTTCATTCATTTTATCTCCATTGCTCGTTAACCACCACGGCAGGCAAGTGCTACAGTACATATTGTACATTAGTATTTATTGTAGTCCTAAGGTTTCGGCTTAATAGCCCTCTTTTTGCGGCGTTTTGCTCTAAGTTTCTTCTCCTCCGGAGTCTTGTGCGTTGGATGCAGTAAATCTATCTCTGCTGTCTCTAAGTACGTCGGAAGATTTTCACAGATCACTTTGAGTCTCTCTTTGGTGATCTTGTTCCTGACTGCGTTGTTAGCAATGACTCCCTCTAAAACGTTACATCCTCTGTGAAGAACACGACGAACTCTGCCGGTCTTATGTGAGTGATCCAATACTGCCTCTTCGGGCAACAGAGGTTCTTCACAGAGTCCACATTGGTTGTTTTGTTCTTTGAGCAATTGCTCCCTGAATGCTTTGATCTCTGTTGTTTTTAGTTTCTTCAAAACAGGACCCTTTCTGCGTCAGCAAGCGAAGGTGCTTTCTTCTTGCTCTTAACAACACCGTAAACACCCGACGAAAGAAAATACAATTGCTGTTGAGCCGACATAGATTGATCCATGTTGATGTGGTACTCTTGCATATCGTAGTAAACCACTAACTCCTGGACCACATCATTGATGATAACTGCTACAACAAACACGTCAGTGTACCAAGCCGCTCTTTTAGACCTCTCATGAACTCTACCAACTGCAATGCACGATCGTTCTTCTTTTCCTAACTCTCTAATAGACTGTTTAGTTTCTTCAAACCACTTTGCAAATTCTTCAGAATCGCCTTCGTAGGGTTTAAGTTCTCTAATACGGTCCACTCTCTTAAGTTCAGCAGTTGCTTGTACTACTGCTCCAAACTCAGCATCTTCCAGAGTTTGGAAATTAATCATAACCTTGATACCTCGGTCAGTCTTGCTGTGTTGAGCGGTGATCCCAGAAAAACGGGCGATGCTACCAACATTAATCTCTTTTGAAGTTTGTTGTTTCGACGAAGTCGATTCATCAGGAAGCGGAGCGCAGTTCTCTCTCATTTCTTCGTCGTCATCGCGAGAAATATCTTTTTGTCTTTCTATCTTTTTATCTTTATATACTTCTCGCGGCCTGCTTAAAAAAGCAGCATTTTCTACTGGAAATCCGCGATTACTACTTCTCGCGGCCGCGAGTACTACTTCTCGCGGGTTGTGTGTTTCTTCGTAAGGCGCGAGTACTACTTCTCGCGGGTTGTGTGTTTCTTCGTAAGGCGCGAGTACTACTTCTCGCGGGTTGTGTGTTTCTTCGTAAGGCGCGAGTACTACTTCTCGCGGGTTGTCTAATGATTCACGACGACGGGCAACTAAGGCCAAGACTTCTTCAGTGGTGTACTTCATTTTTGAATCTCCTATGTAAGGAGGATATTGGATTTGCTGTTTACAACTCGTCTACGGTCCCCCAACCGTTTGTAGTCTTATTAGTGAGGGGTTTTTAATCAAACAAGCATTGCACTTGCTCAATAAAACTGGGGAGTTTGGACGAGAACCCCTCACTAATAAGACTACATTTGTATTTATACACTCTTTGGAGATCAGAAGTCAAAGGGGTTGATTTGAAGTCAAAAGAAACCCGCTGTGAAAGCGGGTTCCTGTACGGGATGAGTACGTGTTAAGGAGCACTCAGATAATGGATGACTATGGCGAGTCTTTTCCGTACACAATTATTTATCAATGTACTGTCTTGCGTGAAATATGGCTCTTATTTGCCACATCATTAACCTTAGGTAGTCAACGATATTCACAGGAAACCACAGGGGCAAAAACAGCAAGATTCGTTCTGTTTTGACGTCAAATCATAGGGCTTTTAGGTACAAATGACGTCAAAACAGCACATTAAAACAGTACTACAGTACACCAAATGCTTTTGCTAAAGATGCTATACCCATGGTCATTGAACCAAGCATGACTAACAGCATCCACCCGCCTTTTATTTTGAGTCCAGTTTGCATGATTTCAGATAGTTGAGCAGTTAATTCTTTGATACTGACCTCAACTGCATCTACTTTTGTTGACCAAGTGCTGATTAAGTTCTTAGTGTTGTTGAGATCTAACTTGAGATCTTGATAGTGTGAGTCGTGTTTGTCTATCCAGTTCTGATGACGCTCAACTGTTTTCTCAAGTGCTTGGGTACTGAGAGTCAGCCTCTCTGTTGAAATCAGAAGGGCTTCAAGGCGATCTCTGGTTTCGTGGTCTTCTCTTCGTTCGTGTTGTATGGCCATAAGACCCTCCGTTGACGAACTATTTAGTTTTGAACGGAGTTACTCTCAAGCCAGGCAATGTACTCTGGGTCTGATTGCATCTTAGAGATCGCATCATTGCGTACACGTATGCAAAGTGATCTTGATCTAAGTGGATACAAAGCACAGACTTCATTAACAGTCATCATGGCTACTTTGAGAACGTCTTCTCTGGACTTGAGGTTCTTGTAGTGATACTTGTGTGTCGGTTGATTCAAACGAATGCTGATGCTATGAGAACATCTCTGCATCAATTCTTTGACGTTGTATGTTTGACCCTTGATTGTTATTTCAGTCGGGACTAACACAGGGACGTTATCTTCAACGGGTTTCTCATCGGAGTACAGGTACCCGGGTGCCCTCTTTTTAACACGAGTCAGGATGACGTTGGGTTTGACTTCATGCGCTTTTGCAGCGAGTCTAAGGGAATCAAATTGGCCTAAGGGAGTGATGACTTGTCTCATAATTTTACTTATGAAACAAGCCTCTTGGTGTCTAGATTAGGTTAATGTTAATGTGATCTCGCCGACTTGCCATGCAGAGTAATCACCCGACGATAAAGTCTTAGGTAAAATGCTGTTTGTGTAGTATAACAGGTTTCCTTCAGTAGACGAGTCATAAAACCCAATGGAAACATAAGTG